CAAGGAACTTCGATCGATGTGAATCGAACACACCCTGTTTCAGTATGATAGACACTTGAATCATTCGGTTGAGGAATGCGCACTTGTTTTCGTGTAGGCGGAATCAAAATCGTTGAGACCAACAACCCAAAAATCACTCCAGCGGACAACCATCGTAATTCGATCATTGTTATTTATTGGTATATTCATTTAGGAAAGAGTTGAATCCAAAATACATTAAAATGATGAAATAGCCTGTATATGGTAGAAAGATAGAGACAATTGCACATCCATACGCAAGCATTCTGAATGAATCGAGTCCAGTCGTTTCGTATTTTCGCATGAAGATGGCGTAGACTGCAACAATCGCAAAGACATAGACAAAGACGTTGACGATATGGAGTGCAAGTGTCCATGCACGGGCGTAGATGACATTCACATCGGGAAGTATATCCTTCTTAACCTTACCGTCACCTGTGACGTTTTCTAATTTGAACTTTTGACCATCTGGAGCAACTAATGTTCTTGTTCTTCCATTCTGATCTGCAATTGTAACCGTTAATCTTCGCCCCTTAATCGCATTTCGAATCGTTGACGTTCGTTCGAGGTCTTGAAGTTTTGCTTGACTCAATTCGGCAATCTTAGCATCAAGACATGCCTGATCGGCTTCACCGCCACATCCTCTAATCGCTTCTTCACGAACTAGCTTCTCGTCTTTAGGATCTAGTTTGGTTTGTGGAGCTGCATCAAAGACAGGAATCAATGTTTCATCTGCGGTCACATCGAGTGTCCCCTCGTTGATTTTACTAATAAGAGACTTAGTGATATTACGAAAGCTTTTTTCGTCTCCAAAATAGGCAGACACGATTTGTTGCGCCATTGTTATGATGCGAACACAAGATTGCCTAGGCCTGAGACGATACGTAGAAAGTTAATCGACTCAACATAGACTCCAACGTTATACGTGAACGTAAAAATCACGTTGTCATTGGTTTGAACGACCGTGGTTACGGTGCCTGGAGGATAGACAAGAGCACCGCTTGAAGTTCTTAATGTCAAGTTTGCCGCAGGAATGACCGTTGGATTAGGACTAAACAATGTTGAAGTTAACACGCAGACTGTAGTTGATGTACTTGTTGTGACAGACGACGCAATAGGTTGTTGAAGTGTCAATCGGAGAATGATTTTGTTGAACATACTTCCGTTGACTGCACCAGACGGTTGATAATTTGCATGATCCAATGCAAAGGAATACATATACACTCCAGGAAGGTCTGGGGTTATTCCTGTAGCGTGACGATACATCTGATGGAGTGAAAAGAAGGGAAGAGGCTTGGTTTGAATACGCTCCTTTCCATCGAACAATAACAGACCATCAATGATAGAGTCGCGAGGATAGACGGACGTAATTTGTTGTTGACCTGAACTTAACAATGAGGTTTGTACATCTGAATTGATCGCTGACCAAGGAGCACGTTTTGAATCTGGCCAGTTGGTATAGTTATCCCATTGATTCAATAAAATCTGATCGTTTCGTTGAGCGAGAAATACAATACGAGTCACCAAGTTGAACATAGGAATTTCAAGATCGGTATTGCCTCCAAATTGTCCGTCTTTCATCACGTATCGGATAGTTTTAATGAGAAACGACTGATCGGCTCGTGCCATTTGGTTCATCTCCATTTCCGAAAGGTAAATGAAGTTACCATCAATGTAAGGGTCTGGAAACCACGTTGTCAATGCAGGATTACTCGGCAATCCAGTGGAGAGAGGAGGAGACAAGAACAATTGCAATGGATAGTTGACAGGACGAATGCGTGTGCCATAGGTAACTGAAGTAGGTGATGTGTCGAGTACAGTATACAAATCGGTCAAGGCTCGTAGAGTCACGTTAATATAGACTTCGGAGTTCTGAAGAGCCACAAGGGGGAGAGCCAATCCTGGATTTTCACAAAACCAAAAATGAAGAGGAATGACTAACTGGCGAGAGCGAATACTAGGTTCAGGTGTCTTTGTATTGGGTGAAGTCCCAGGCAAGGTAAGAGGTGTCACTGAATGAGGATATTGGTTGTTACGGTCGTATGCATGTGCAGGGTCGTAGAGTTCAGGCACGTTTCCGACCATTTGATCGACAATGGCTCGCTTATTTGCATCGTGAGTCATATAGGAATAGAGTTTCAACCATTCACCTGGTAGTGTTTGAATTGACTGACCGTTCATCGTAAGGTCTATACGATCAATTAAGTTGTATCCAACGTTTGGAATCCATTGGAACTCATATCCAATCGAGTTGGTTCGAGTATCATAGCCTGACGGTGGTGCCTGACCGCTCAAATACTTTAAAGGTGAATAAATATCTGGAAGCGTGAGATAGAGGTAGCAATCACTCAAGAGCTGTGCATACCGATCGACGCGACAGGAAATGGTTCGAGTGCCTGTGGTCGAAAATTCTAAGTTGGACGCAGTAAACGACATGCGTATCTGATCCATTGCAAAATTCGTATAACGGCGGTAGACCGATCTGAAATGAGTCATGGAAGGACTTCCATTGACAAACTCATTTTGAGCCCCAGTTGCCACAAGTTGAAGTAACCCACCTGGCATTTGTATACTCCCTTATGCTTTCTTTAAGAGACTATGCGCACACTCATAGGTTGTACAGAACGTCCGTTGTAAGGAACCACACCACGATCGGTAATGACTTGAAAGGTTCCAAACGCTCCTACCGCGTTGTTGCTCAAACAACAATCACTTGAATAGGTGACTCCACCACTGGCTCCACCACGAGCCCCTTGAAAAGGTGCTACAAAGCGCTCACGTTGAGTGGTACCGTTTGCGACCGCAGACAGATAGATCGCATTGGTTTGACGAGACAGAGGTTGGGGATCGATGTTGATAGTGCGTGCGATGACCCTACGCTTGTATCGTGTTAGCCAATCCTGTGCAGAGTTTACTTGCATTTGTGATTTACGCGAGAGAATCGTCTACTAGTTAATGAGGTTTCTTCTAGTAAGCACTCACGTAGATCAAACGACTGGGTATTCCAAAGTAAGTCATAATCTATTGAAACAGATTTCAACCCTTTCACCTAAAGTCAAAACATTTCACTTTGGATTTCAACGTCATCCAGGACGCACTTCGGTTCGCAAAGTTCCTGAAGGTGTCATCACCTATGATGCAGCGGCTAACGAAGATCCTAAGGAAGAAGGATTTGGCTTCAATAAAATTCACGAATATGTTGAGATGGTCAACCCAGACGTTGTCATGATTTACAACGATCCATTGATTGTCATGCGATTTATTGAGAGTATGAAACACGAGCGAGGTAAGTCTTCGTATAAACTCTGGATCTATCTCGATCAAGTCTATGAAGGGATCGCACAACCATTAATTGAAACTATTCGTGATCATTCAGATCGGATCTATTGTTTCAGCGACCTTTGGAAGAAGAAGTTTGCAGACTATGGTCCCTTCCCAGATGTCCGTGTGATCGAACATGCAGTGGACCCTACTGTATTTTCCTGTATGGCTGCTTCTTCGGTTGCATCTGTGCGAACCAATCTCAATGTTCCTTCCGATGCGATCCTCTTTCTCAATGCCAATCGAAACAGTCAGCGTAAACGTCTTGATCTCACTATTGGTGGATTTGCTCGACTACTAGCACGAAACCCTACAAAGCCCTACCACTTACTCATCTTGACCAATGCCAGTCCTCAATCTGGTGCATTCTATGATCTCCAACGTGTCTGTATAGAAGAACTCAAGGGACAAGGTCTTGATGTTCAAACTCACATGCGAAAATTATTGTTGATTGATTCATCACCGCCAAATCTGATGACGGATGAAGCCATTAATCAAATTTACAATGCTTCAGACATTGGTATCAATACCTCCGATGGTGAAGGATTTGGGTTATGTCAATTGGAACATATGTATACCGGTGCACCTCAAGTGGTAACCGATGTTGGAACGTATTCTTCGTTCTTGAACTCGAACGTCGCAGAGTTTATCCCAAAACAGGGTCGCACATACTTTGCTGGAAGTATGCCTCATGGTTTGTGGGCTCCTACCTTTTCAATGGAGTCCGTTGCAGACGGCATGGAAAAGAGTATTGAAACACTCGAGGATAAACGTAAAGCAGTTTCAAAGTATACGTTTAAGAGTTGGTCGACAGTCTGTGACTCGTGGCTGGAAGACGTTCTTACATGCGAAGCCCCTGAATCCAGCGTATCTGTCCAGGTGTTGTCATAGTTCCAAGACGAATGAGACGTTGTTGATCTTCAAATGCAGGACCGTCAAATACATCCTTCGTATCTGGATCAATCAAAAAGACCATAGTCTTGATTGACACCTTTTGCAGTCTACGCTTCTTGCGTTTCATATTTCGCAAATACGAATCATCTAGGTATTCGGTCTTAATGTCTGGCTTGAACGCTAGATCCTCTCCAGTCGTGGTACTATCGTATCGCATACATGAAATCACAGGCGTTTCACGACTATGAAGTTTACGATGGACTTCGCAGTCGACAGCCGCTTGTTTCAAGAGTAAACTAATTCGTTTATTGGTGACATCCTTCTCATAGGTCGTTTCATAGAGATATTCATCGGTCGTCATAAACGCTTCCACTGGATCGCCTTCATATCGCTTCGTTTTCAGATCATTGCGTCGCACCAACACTACATTGTTCGCTCCTTCTGTAGATTTGGATTGGGCTTCCGTAAACACACTAATGTAGAACGACACGCGAACCGTCCGTGCTTCATTGGGTAAGGATGCATGTGAACAAATACGAATGGCACGTCCAACGACTTGATCGTGTCGTGCTGGATTCCAATGCGGTTCCATGATATGAACGTGGCGAACATTGGCAAGTGTAATACCTTCCGCACCTGCAGCCGTAATCATAAACAAGACCAACTTCTTCTTGGGTGAAGACTCCACGGATTGTTTCAAACTCGCAGGGAAATCGTCTGAATACTTGGCGTTGAAAATTTGACGCATGTATTCACGTTGTTCCATCTTTTCATTGCCTGTAAAGAACGCATAGGCTGGTTTCTCAGGATCCATGGCTGGATCTTCAATCCACTGGTTGGCTTCTTGAGTGATTGTGTATTCTTGCCAACCGTTGGCATTCAGTATCGCACTGAACACACCCAACCCTTCAAGGTTTCGGAAGTTGCTGTAGAGAAGCTGTGTGTTCCACGTATCAGTTCCTAATGTACCTCGGATCATTTGAAGGAGTTTCAACATCTTTGGACTGTAGGACGCAAGTGCTGTTTCAGTCAAGTATCTGTCTGGATTTGCCTTGATTTTCGCAAGGATGTCGTCTTTTTTCTTTGAAGAAGGTTCATCTTCGTTCACAGCGTCTTCCTCGGTAGGCTTGAGTTCAGGAGGGATGGCATAGTCGCACGCAAGTCGTGAGTTCACACGAAAGGTTTTCATTTCACTGTCTTCCGCTCTTAAGGGATTGAGTTTTCGACGCGCATCACGGCGAATTTCATCAAATCGCACCGATAAATAGTTATTGAACATTGCATCGGACATCGGCACTTTAACCAACATAGAGTTGTCCTCTATACGACGAGGAAGCATACGTTCATCGGCTCCCTTGAAATAGGACACTAAGCCTTGAATGCGGCGTTGAAATAACAATGTGTTTTTGAGTTGAAGACCTTCCATGAAGAGTGTTGCAAACTCATCATAGTCTGTAGGAAGACAGTCGAATGTTTCAGTGGAGACACGATCCAATGCAAGTTCTGCACCGCCTACATCGGTTTGAAACTTGGGAGCCCAAGAAGTCACCCAATCAATTCCCAAGGGTATGTAGGGTAAATCCTTAATGTATTGAACTGCAATTCGTTCACCTTTCTCGCTGTAGACACTTCGGAAGTTGGGTGGATTGCGAGTGACAAGAATGTACTTCTTGAGTGAATTGAATTCAATTGAATCCATATCTGGAATGGCTCGTAAGGCAGTCTTCATTTGTTCTTCGTCCCACGTTGGAATGGCTTTGACTGGAATGACAATTCGTTCAATCGGACCTCGCAACAAGTTCATCAGATAAGAGATTTCATTCGCACGGTTGATGACTGGCGTTCCAGACAATGCAACCACTTTACAGTTCTTGGCTTTGTAAATCAAATCATACAACCTGCGTGCAATGTCCGAGGCATTGGAAATACGAGAGATCAAGTTGTGAACTTCATCGATAATGACTACAGAGTTATCGTATGGATTGGTTCCGTCTTCTGGAGCGTATTTACCGATGTTGTTGGAGGATAAGCCGTTGTATCGAATGAATGTAAAGCGTTGATCAATGGTATCTTCAATTTGCTTTGCAATGATATCTTGTGCGGCTTTAGGCAGTGTAGAGTAGTTTGCAGCCTCGTTAGGAACGGTTGTAAAGAACGTGCGATTTCGATCTAAAAATCCATCGGAAATTCCAAGTTTCTTAGCGACTGCACGTGTTTCATCGGTCAATGTTTGTTGTCGCCAGTGTTGATCGTACATATACAACGGATCGCCGCACTTACGAAGCTCGCCTCGGTAGTTGGATTCTAACGAAGCCGGTAGCAAGACAAAGACCTTCTTGTCGGACAAGAGCGATTCTGCAACTGCAATGGAGGAACATGTCTTTCCAGAGCCTAAGCCATGATAGAGGAGCACGCCTCGATAGGGAGTTTCTTGAAGCAAATAATCACGCACAACCTTTTGATGCGGTAAGAGTTCGCGCGCATTCGATCCTCGCGCAAGACATACGTCTACGTCTTTATCCTCTGCGTCGGTAGGGCGACTTCGGTACAGTAATAATGTTCGCGTGATGGCATCTGCAAACGCTTTTCGATTGGGGAGAACGTAGGCCATTGTTTTTCACAAGGATTTATAATGGAGAAAAATCACAGACTTTTGATGGTGACGTTCTTCCTTTTCTTCATGGCTGCGTTTCTCTACCTCCAACCTGGTATTGCGTTTGGTAGAGAAGGACGGATCCGTCCGTTTGGAACACAAGATAAGGAATCCACTGTGTTCCCTGTCTGGTGGTGGGTCTTTATCTTGGCAGTCGTTTCGTATTGCTCGATGCTCGTAGTCTATCGTTTCCGTATCTAATTACTCGATCTCAAACGTCTCAATAATCGTTTTCAATTGTTGAAGCATTCCAGAACGTTCAACATGATGAGGACGAATCAGTGCTTCAGCTTGGTCCATCGATTTCCACGCAATTGCAGAAATCTCTCTGCGTTGCATGGGGGTAAACCGTTGTGAGAGATCCAGTAGTTCAGGGTGTTTAAGAACGGCTACAAAGTAGATATGTTTATACTTGACACCGTTCAGCCCAACGAACGATTCTTCCAAGATCATGTTTTTTAAGACGAGATACGAATCGCGTGGGATGTTTGTTTCTTCATCAAACTCTCGGATTGCACAGGCTACATCGGTCTCGCCACGCATACGTCGACCTTTCGGAAACCCCCATTCAGGTTCAGTATAGACGGACAAATTGTCTCGCATCAATTGAATACGATCTAATTGGTTGAACTTC